CTCAAGATTTTATTGATACGTGTAAAACATGGGGAGTCTCTGATAAGCACGTTGAATATCTTGCTGAATGGCCAAGAGGTACTGTAAGAAACTACAAATCGCTTAACCTTCAGCTTAATTGGGATGGTTTTATTTGGAATCAACTTTAATGAAACAACGATTACTTAATCTTCTAATAGCTATAGATCAGGTACTATGGGTTATCTTGACATTAGGTAACGGTCAACCAGATGAAACAATCTCTGCTGCTTTATACCGAATGGAAACCCAAGGTAAACCAGCAGGTAAGTTGTTTCGTCCATTGGTTGATTGGTTGTTTTGGTTTGACCCTAAGCATTGTCAAAATGCATACAACGCTGAATTTAAGAAACTACAGCTACCTGTATCATACAGGTAATTTTAAAACAAACAGAGAAATCTGTAAGTAAGGAAATGTCAATGAGTGAATCACCACGTAATTACACAAGACAAAGTGATGTTGCTATTCAAGTAATATCTGAAAATGTATCTCAATTAAAATCTGACTTTCACGATCTACGTAGTGATCTAAAAGAAGTAGTCAAGGAGTTCTCTGATAGTGTCTCTAAGTTAGTAGTCCTAGAAGAAAAATCAGTTCATACAAATATCAACATCGAACGAATCCTAAAGATCGCTGAACGAAGTCACGAGCGTATTGATGTTCTACAAAAGGATAACAAAATGCAAATAGATCAGTTGGAAAGTAGAATTGACCAACTAGAGAAAGATCAACCTCAGATTAAACTCGTAATCAATTACGTAGTTAAAGGAGTAGTTGCTGTTGTTGCTATTGTAGGAATGGCTGTACTTAAGCTAACGGTAGGTATTTAAGGAGTTGCTATGATTCTAGAAGGTTTAATGGGGTCATTACTTGGTGGCCTAATGAGGCTTGCTCCTGAAGTTATTAAGTTCTTTAATTCTAAAGAAGATAATAAGCATGAGCTAGATATGTTCAAACTACAGATTGAATCTGAGAAGCTGAAAGGAGAACTCAAGGTAGAAGAAAAATACGTTGATTACTCCGTTGCTGAACTCGGAGCTTTATCTGAGGCTTATAAAGAACAAGCTTCTGCTGTAAGTAAAGCAAGTACTTGGGTAGCTAATGCAAGTGCAATGGTAAGACCTAGTATTACTTATGTTATATTCGGGTTGTATGTAGCGTTTAAGATCAGTGTTGTAGTTCTAGGTATTACAACAGGACAACCTTGGTTGACAGTATTCGGTGCATGGGGTGCTGATGACATGGCAATGCTTAACGTCATTATCAGCTACTGGTTTGTATCTAGGTCATTAGAGAAGTACAGGCACTGACCAATGCATAATCTTGAGCAAGCTAAAGAAATCTGCATACGTAGATTGCTAGTTCCATTTGAAGGTACAGGCCCGATGACTTCAGATGGTAAGTTCATAGCTTATGTTGATCCTGCTACTGGTGCAGAACCTATTACTATCTCATGGGGTATGACATTCCATGCAGATGGTACTAAGGTTAAGTTAGGTGAAATATGGGATTATGGCTATGCAGTTAAAACCAAAGCGATAGTCCTGAATAAATTCTTGAATGCTTTAATTGGTTTGTCTCCTAGTTTACTCAAAGCTAACCCTAATCAAATAGCTGCATTGCTTTCTTTTATCTATAACGTAGGTATCGGTAACTACAAGATCAGTACCTTACGTAAAAAGATAAACAAAGGAGAATACTACGAAGCTAGTCTTGAGTTTGCTAAATGGAACAAAGCCAATGGTAAAGTTATGAACGGACTAACCAAGCGTAGAAAAGCAGAAGCTAACCTACTCCTAGAGAGCGTTTAAACAGCCCCAGAAGCCTCTGTAGAAGTGTTAGGCTACCTTCGTATCAACTAGAGCCTTATAGCAGCTTATACGCCATTCTACGGCCTCCCATCTGGCATTACTACAAACGAATAAAGCCCCTAGCGGAGCCAAGGAGTAATCCAAGGTTCTACTAGGGGCTTTTCTTTTGGTTTCACTACTACAGATTAATATTTGTTATTTAGGTGGTGAATTAAGTAGGTATTAAGAGGTATTAGGTAGGTATTAACATTCGAATATCTAGGAATGTTTCCCCTGCCTCAATTGCTTCATCATAACAATCACCACAGATGCACTTGGTTACTTGGCAAGGTATCCATCCTTGCTCACTGATAGTTTCTTCTTCTGTAGTAACTATGTATGATGTATCGTCGTCATTGATCCTATGTCCACAGCTTGCTATTGTAGTCATGGCTTGTATGTTAGTTTGTCTTTAAGATCGTGCAGGTACTCAGCTAGGTAAATAACTAAAGCTGCTAGTGCGACCGTTAGGTCAAACGGTCTTGCTATTTTCGGATTCAGGCTTTCTGTCATTCAATACCCAGGTAGTTCTTTAGTTTCTCAATCGAAGTTACCCCACTTGACCGGAATAACTCAGTGTTTGATTCGTCAAACAGAACAATTGTAGGTAAGCTACGGATGTTTAGTTGTTTAGTTAGAATCATATTTGAATCAGCGTCTAGTAGTTCTACTTGGATATATTCTGGTAGGTGTTGTACTGCTGCTTTTACTGGCGGACAATTATGGCACCACGAAGCTGTCAGTACTTTAAGGGTTAGTTTTTGCATTTGGTTCCTTTGTAATAAAACCTGTGATACGTTGATTGTACCACAGGTTTACTTAGTTATTTATTGGCAGGCTTCGCAGGCTTCCCCTTTACTTGCTTGTACACCAGCTTGAGTATACACGTAGTAAAGAGCAAGCATGTTAGGGTCTAGGAATGCTTCCTTATGTACCTCTGAAATCCACGCTTCATCTTCATTAGCATCAAAGAACAAATTCAGAGATTGCCACTGGTCAATATACTTAGCACGAGTACTGGCTAGTCGTAATACAGCTTTCTGATTGATTTCAAATGCTGTTTTGAATACTTGCTTTTCTTCGTCAGTTAACCAATCTACGTGCTGCACAGAACCTTGCTTATCCGTAATCTGAGAAATGTGCTTCTTAGAGTAAACACCTTTAGACTTCATTAAATCAAGCAAAATAGGATTAGTCCGATCTACTTCGCCAGCAGAAGTTGTCTGAGTATAGCTCATAGCTGGGTCAGGATTAATACCTTCAGAGACTCCTCCCATAAGTAATGCTGTAGATTTAGTAGGAGCAATAGCAATCAGATGTGTATTGCGTACACCATAACCTTTACAAATCAGCGGTTCACCGAGAAGTTTAGCTAGGTCTTGAGTAGCACCTTGTGCTTCTTTATAGATATGTTCTGCGATTTCAAGGTTAAGCATGTGAGCATCAAACCCTTCAAACGATAGCATTTTCTTTTGTAGTAACGTATGAAACCCGCACTGACCGAGACCTAATGCACGATGTTCTTTTGTGAATTTAACTGCTTTCTCTAAACCGGAAACACCATCTGCCTTACTGATAAATTCAGATGCAACACAATCCAAGAAAACCGTAGCCCAATATACGGAATCTGTATCTTTCCATTCATCCCACAGAGCTACATTCATTGAGGACAGTACACAAGTATATGTGTTCTGATTATCGTTGAACAGCATGATTTCACTGCAAAGCTGAGAATTGTTAATCTTTAGTCCTTTGTCTTTGTAAATCTGAGGTGATTTAGCATTTGCTTTATCAACAAAGAACCAGTAACCTTTACCAGTAACCATCTTTACTTTCAATGCTCGCTTGTATCGTGCAATAGCTTCAGGGTCATTTTGTTCTAAGCGATCAATGAAACTTTGATGAACAATCCAACCAGCGTTCAAATCATCGGGTTCATTAAGCAAGTATTCAACTACTTCAGGAAAATCACCATGTTCAATATCAAGGTAGAAAGCCCATGCACCTCGACGGGCCGTACCTTGAGCTACTTCTCGCATTGCTTGAACGTGTTGTTTGATTACAGGTAGTACACCGCTTGCTTTTCCACCTACAGAAATCTTGCTACCACGTGGTCGGACATGACTAAGGTCTGATGCTGTACCAAATCCGTACTTAGTAAGTAAGGATACTTCACGTAAGTTACTGTAGAAACCATCAATAGAATCTTCTACTACTGTACCTGAGCAACTTACAGGCATACCACGGTTAGTACCCATGTTAGCTAATACAGGAG